GGGGCCAACTTGAGCGGGGCCAACTTGAGCGGGGCCAACTTGAGCGGGGCCAACTTGCGCGGGGCCAACTTGCGCTGGGCCGACTTGCGCGGGGCCGTGTTATGTGATGCGAATCTTAACAACGCCATCATAACCTACAGGGGCAAAAGCGTAAGGATTAAATTTGAACCCACCCCACCGGAGGACGAATGAGCGAATACGGAGATATGTGTAGAGAGATTAGAGAAGCGCGAAAAGAAAAGCGGAAAAAATTCGGCGTTCCCTGTCCCGAATGTGTGCGCCTTTTGCCGAAAGCGTCACCGTCTATTTTGCTTCCCGAGCAACGGTGCAAAATTCACGGATACCGTGACCCTCGAAAGCGGACGTATGAAACCGAATATCTTCACCCCACACCACCGGAGGACGAATGAACTGGCGCGATAAATTCAATAAGGATAAAAACGCATACTGGGAATGCGATAATAAACAGCCGTATATCGAATGAGAGTACCCCGGCCCGACCGAAAGATGCCGACGAAAAAATGCCGTGTCTGTGGCGAACGCTTCACGCCATGGCTGTCAATGCAAGCCGAATGCTCGGATAAATGCAAACGCGAATTTATTGAGCAAAAGCGAAAAGAAATTGAGGAACTTGGCGAGTTCCGAAACAAACCAAAAACGGAGCGGCAGCGGCTTGTCGAAAAAGCCGACAAGGCATTCAGCCTCTTTATCCGGACCCGCGATCACTTCCGGTGCTATACTTGCGGAGCCACAAACGCAACGCACGTCATACAGTGTGGGCACCTTATCACCCGTTCAAAATACGCTGTTCGCTGGGACGAACGCAATGGCCGCGCCCAGTGCGCCGGGTGCAATCAACTTCATGAATACCAGCCCGAGCGATATACGCAGAAATGGATCGACGAAAACGGGCAGGCGGCATATGACAAACTCGTTCTTGATAGCAACGGCGGATCAAAAATTACGAATCAGGATTTAAAGGATATAGCTGCATACTACAAACAGGAAACAAAAAAAATTCTTGACGCGGAGATACAATTTTGATAAAATGTATTATCCCTAGTCGGGGAATCCCCCATGAAAACCCTTATTGAATAATTCAAGGAATATGTAGCATTTGATATGGACATCAAAAACGGTAAAATATTGAGAAGTGAGATTATCGGCGAGATAAAGGCATCTGCCGGTAAATTGAGCTCTTTTTACTGCAATTGCGCGAATATCAAGATCGAGATCAACGTCAGCGCAGGAGGTCGGACAAAGCTGCACATAACTGAATTTAACTGTTAATTTTTTAGACATTCCCGGTATTTTTTTTTTACTGAGCTGCGGAGTACTCGCACACACGAGCCCGTTATCAGTCGCAACAGGCGATTGGTAGCGGCTTTTTTGTTATGAAAAGGATGGTGGCAGTGACATTTCTTCTTCTATGCGCGATGCTTTTTTCTCCGAAATCATCGCCGCCGCGAAAGCTATATCGTGAAATGTGGGGTTTCACGGTTACGGCCTATACCCCTTTCCCCTGCTGCAATGGGCAGTACGGGGACAAGGTGGCCACCGGCCGGAAAATGCGCTACTACACCGATCGCGGTCTTCGGATCATGGCCGTCGACACCCGGGTGATCCCGCTGTACAGCTGCATCATCTACAAGGGGAAGGAGTATTTCGCGCTGGACCGCGGCGGCATGATAAAGGGCAAGCGGTTAGATCTTCACATCCCGATATACACCTCCGAGAAGGCCGCCCTGAAGGTCGCGAATAAATTCGGCGTGAAGCGCGATCAGAAAATCAAGATATTAGTGGAAATAAAGTCGCGTTCCCGGTTCCTAAAGCGGATGCGCGCAAGGAGACTCGGTGCCGAATAGACAGCCCAGAAAAATCCGCAAGGAATACAAGCGCCAGATCGCAAAGCTGGCGGACGACGATTTTCAGCAGTACCGTCAGTCTCTGACGGATGCCGCGCGCCGGTATGAAATCCGCTTTTACGTGGTCGTCACCATTTCCGTCGTGCTTCTCATCATTGCGGTCCTCGGGTGGATCTTCTGATGAAAATTCCCGAAAAAATCCAAATCCTCGGGGTCGAGATCCCCACGGTCTGGGACGACAAGCTGTGTGACGACAAGGAAGTCTATGCCCGGGCGGATTTCCATCAGGGCATCATCATCATGCAGAAAAAGACGCTCGGCGTCGAGCGAACCGATGATCAGATTTTCCAGGCTTATCTCCATGAGGTGCAACACTGGATTTATCGCATTCTCTGCTACCCGGCGGACCGAGACGACGAGGACAAAGTGGATCGGATGGCGCATACCTGGATGCAGGTAATCAAACAAATCGTGGAGGTTTCCCATGAGCTTCACTGAGGTAATCGCTTTCGCAAATCCTGACGATTTCACGTTTGACGATTCAAAGCTGCAGGTGACCGCTTTGGGGGGCGCCCTTAAGGACAACCGACCGGAGGATGCAACGGCCGCGATTCCGTTTTCTGTGAACTTCAACCAGAAATGGGGAGACGACATGTCGAAACTGGCCGGGACTGCGATCGCCGGCGCCGTCATTACTGATGGCGCTCTGGATCTGACCTCCAGCGATCAGGACGGCGTCAGCTTCGTCAACGGCAATCATCCCCTTGGCAGCCGCTTCTGCGTGCGCATTCGCATCAAACCTAATTTTGATGGCTCACCTGGTGCGAAAGCGTATCTGTGGCAATTTGGCAATGGTGGTGCGAATGAAGCGTATCTATACATGGCCTCGAACGGATCACTGCGCTTGAATGCGAAAAACAGTTCTGGTGGCGCACTCGTCGACAGGACGACGCCTGTGATTGCCTGGGACTCGAATACCTGGTATGTCATCGAATGCAACGTTGACGTCATCTCCGGCGCTTCCCGAATTTTCTTACAGGGCACCCAAACTGGGACCACTCATGCCGGTATCGGGACGCGGACAACGGACACGGGGTCTCTGTATATCGGCCGGTACCCGACGATCGGTAACGGCTTCGACGGATTCATCAAGAACGTCATGCTGTTCGATGCGATCCAGCACACGGCGGACTACGATCCTACGTATACCATCCCTTCGCTGTATTACACAGACAATCCGTACATGCAGCCGAATACCGACTGGAGGCACCATGAGATCAAGCAGATGCTCATGGACGCGGACATTGAGGGTAACGATGAAATCACCCTGGCCTTTTCCAAGGACGGCAAATGGTACTATTTCAACGAAACTGAGGGCGAATGGGAGGAAACCGACGGCAAGACCTATTCGGAAACGACGACCATCGCCGTGGCGAATGCGAACTGGGCAGCTTTCACCGATTCCAGCGTTCGTTCTGCCGTCAGGATTTTTTTCCACTCCGATGACGGGGGCACGACGCCATTGGTCCGGGAACTGCAGGTGGAATATGATCCGGCCGGCGAGGACCCGGATACCGTCACTCTCGTCGAGGTGTGGGGCTGGGGCCGGGACGAACAGGGAGATCCCGACCAGACGCAGATCACCTTTCGCCTGGCCAATGATTTCGCGATTTACGGTGAATACGCGAAGATTCGCGCAAAGGACATCCCTGTCACCCCGGACGCCAAGGGCTATTGGGAAGTCAAGTTGCCTGATACCGCCAGCATGCAGGGCGATCAGTACTACAACGCCGATTTCGGCGACGGGAACATCGAAGGCAAGCAGATCCCGCTCGTCTCTCGAATTGCCTGGGAGAAGATCGCCGCATGAGAATCCGAATTGTTGGCGCCGGCCTGGCCGGCCTGACGGCGGCCCGGCTCCTAACCGATCGCGGCCACCTGTGCACCGTCTACGAGACGCGGACGCACATCGGCGGGAACTGCTACGATATCGACACCGGTGACAACATCATTCAGCTATACGGGGCGCACATTTTCCACACGCGCAGCAACGCAATTTGGAAATTTATCCGGCGATTCTCTGCTTTTAACCGGTACCGGCACAAGGTCCTGGCCCATATCGGCAACGGCGTCACGATTCCGATCCCTTTCAACGACATCTCCCAGGGGATTGTCGGCATGCTTTCGGACAACGAGATCCTGAAGCTGCTTTTCGTCCCGTATTCCCAGAAGCAGTGGGGGGTTCCTTTTGACAAGATCCCCACGGAAATTATCGGCCGCGTTAAGGTCTGGCGTGCCGGCAAGGACTGCCGCTACTTTCTCGATCGCTACCAGGGGATCCCCTCGAAAGGATTCCACCGGCTTTTTGAGCGGATGGCCCGGAAAATCAATATTATCCCCGACTCTCATCCCAAGGATTGGCAGGCCGGCCGCGCGGACCTGACAATCTACACCGGAAAGATCGACGAATATTTCAATTTCAAGTACGGGGCTTTGAAATATCGGACCAGCGACATTCTCTTCACCCGCGGGGCTCCGCTGCCGGCCGGCGTCGTGAATGAGTGCAACTCCGAGACCGGCGCCACCCGGCGGTTCGATTGCAGCCATTTTTATAAGCGCAAGCTGAAAAGCGTTCTTCTCGGCCGGGAGTATCCGCGCGACGCCAAGAAGGACGACATCCCATTTTACCCGTTTCCGGATCCGGTAAACATTTCCCGGTTCAACCGATACCGGAAGCTCGCGCGCCAGGAGCGCAACACCATTTTTCTTGGCCGCCTTGGGACATACAAGTACCTAGACATGGATCAGGTTATCGCCCAGGTCATGCGGGGAATCAACGACGTATGATGCGGAAGATTGAATCCCTGCAGGGGAAGGGTAAGGGCCGGAAGTGCCTGATCGTCGGCCACGGTGAAAACGTCGATGATTTCGATTTCTCAATCATCCCGGCTGACTGGGTGATTTTTGGCGTGAACTGCACTGAGCACGCCCCGCGGCTCGATTACTACGTTTGCTACGACAAGATCCAGTGTGAGGCCATACGGTCAGGGAAAATCAAGCTGCAGCGTCGCACCAGGATTATCACAGGCCAGTGGGGCAAAGACATCGGTCATTATTATTTTGAGATCCACAAATTTCCGCCACGGTCGGCCAGGTCGAATCCTTTCCGCTGCGGCGTTCGGGCCGTTTACATCGCACAGCTGATGGAATTCGACGAGATCTATCTCATCGGATTTTCCTTCCGATACCGGGAGCAGGAAAGACCTTCCGGCCACTTTTCCCGGGACTATGCCCTGACTAAGAAAAAGGTCGAAGTCGAGCAATGGTTGCGAGAGCAGATCAAGGAATTCGACCACATTGAATGGGGTGACAACATCTTTCACGCCGCCGATCGTACAGACCTGACGATTTTTCCCGTTCGGAAGATTAAAAAGGACGCTATTCGCGTTCAGACGGCCATATTTACCCATACAGAGCCCGGACATATTTTGTCCTGGCACCGGCGCAAACTGTCAAATGTTCACATTTTCTTTAACGGCCAGGGCGTTGATACCGACGACGTCACGTATTTCGATATGCCCGATATCAAGCCTTGGCTGGCCAAGCGCTGTTTCCCAATGGCCCTCCGTTTTCCGGCGGATTATTACATCCTAATGGAAAACGACGCCTACATCATCAATCATAATTTTGAACGCGACTGCATCCGCTTCATGCGGCTGAACCAGCTGCATGCTTTGGCACCGCACCTTCACACCGGCGACAGCGAGTATTTTTATCGGACCGGCCATGAACGGAAAGGCGTCATAAATGGCCGCGAAGACTTTTGGTCCATTCTCGGTTGCGTGGTTCTTTCTCACGATGCCCTGACCTGGTATTCGCGCAACTTCACTCCGAAGTGGCATGAGATCGACATGTTCACCCAGCTGCAGCGCAACCGATTATGGGTGGCGCAGAATCCGTATATAGATCCGAAGTATTTCTGCTTTATCCGCGGCGCCAGCCTGTCGCGAACAGATGTCAGAAAAGGATACGAGCAGCGGACCTATGCACTGCACCCAGTGAAGGATCCGGTTCTGCTCAATGGGAGGCGATCGTGAAGCCGGCGCAGATCGTGTCGGTCGACATCGACAATACCATCTTTAAAAAAATCGCGGATTACTCAAAAAGCAAGCTGCGCCCGGGGGCGCAGAAGGCGCTGCGGAAGATTCGCAAGGCGGGTTATGTTGTTGTGCTTTATACGGGTCGGCATTTTCTCCAAGCCGAAGTTACAGAAAGGAGACTCAAAAAATTGAGGATACCATACGACCACATTGTCTACGGCAAGCCGCCGGCCTGCTTCTACATTGACAATGATGCGGGATCGTTCCAGGACTTCTTTCGGAGGGCCGGGCTTTGAAGGTCGGAATCGTCTGCGCCAAGGGGGAGTCGAAGCGCTTCCCGAATAAGAACCTGGCCCTGTACTACGACATGCCGCTTTTCATGCACAGCGTCCGGCCGCTGCAGGGCTGCGACCTAATAGACGAGGTCTACGTTGCCACGGATTCGCCGAAAATCACTGCATACTGCGATCTGCACAATATCAAGGTCATCCACCGCAATGCGAACGCCGCGCTGCCCGAAGAACCGATTTTTGATGCCATCAAGTACGCATTCAAGGCTCTGCCGGCTGCCTGCCAGATCGTCGTATCGATCATGGCGAATTGCCCGGGCCATACGGTGAAGGACGTCCGCAGCGCCATCAAGCTGCTGACCATCGACGGCAAGAAGGAGGTGCGCTCTTTTGACAACGACGGCCATGAGGCCGGCCTGCTGGCCTTTAGGCGAGAAGTGCTCATCGGAAAGCACGAGGTATCCACGTATCTCGGCGCCATTGATTCCCGGGCCAAAGAAATTCATTACAAGAAGGATCTGAGTGAACTTAAAGCGAATCAATCCTGACATCTACTTCATCGCTGAGATCGGTCAGAACCACCAGGGGAGACTTTCGATTGCCAAGGAAATGGTGGACAGTCTGGTCGGTACTGGCGTTTCGGCCATCAAAACGGCGAAGCGCGATATTGACGTGTGCCTAACCGAGAACCAGAAAAAAGCACCGTATCCCGGCCCTAACTCCTTCGGTGAGACGTATTACGAACACCGCAAAGCCCTTGAGCTGTCAAAATCTGATCTCACGGAGTTGAAGGAGTACGCCGAGGAAAAGGGCTTTGATTTCATATCGAGCTTCACCGATCGGCCAAGTTTCGATTTCCTGACTCAGATCGGCGTCAAATATCTGAAAATCGCCAGCCAGCGGGTGACGGATATCAAGCTTCTGGAATACGTGGCCTGCGTCAATGCCACCCGGATCCCTCCGCCGACGATTTTCCTATCCACCGGTATGTCAAGGCTTTTTGACGTGGGAATGGCATTTTCCATCCTAAAGAACTGCGAAACCTTCGTCCTGCAGTGTACCAGTGCCTATCCCTGCGATGCTCAGGACATTAACCTGCGGGTGATGACTGAATGCAATTTTGACGGTATCAGCGGCCACTGGCGCGGCTTTGTCCCGGACCTAGCCGCATACACCATGGGGGCCCGGGTCATCGAGCGGCATTATACTCTAGATCGGAAAATGAAGGGTGGTGATCACCGCATCAGCCTCGAGCTGCATGAGGTTATATCCCTGCTGCGGTCGATAAAAACAATTTCCCAGGCAATGGGCGATGGCGTTAAAACGATAGTGCGTAGCGAATGGCCGTCCATAATTAAGCTCCGGGCGGACCTTAAAGAAGAAACAGGACTGAGGCATTCCGATACCAGGATACATCATGGGTGAAGATGAAAGCATGAAAGACGCACCGAACATCATTCATGATCGGAAGATCATTTTTCTGCACAATCCCAAAGCGGCCGGGAATTCGATCGCTGCGGCACTGGGCATTACAGGATCTACTCTGCACCACGTACCCTCGTTGCTGTGCGACGCTGAAACCTGGGAGACTTATTTTTCCATCCTCTTTGTCCGGAACCCATACGATCGCCTGGTCAGCAGTTACGCCTATCACACCTCCGAGGATTATCAGGGGATATACGCGAGCCGACACCCAGACCTGAAAAAAATGTCCTTTTTTGATTATTTCCAGCTAATGAAGCATGAAATGACCCTGCGACCGCAGTCGTTTTACCTGAGCCATATGAAGTCAGCCAAGATCGTCGATTTCGTGGGGCGTTTTGAAGATCTGGCAACGGATATAGAATTACTCGGGGTACTCATAAATCGTGATCTAAAGTTGATGCATTTAAACAAGACACCACACAAGAATTACCAGGAATACTATGACACAAAGACAATGAGTGCAGTATTTGAATATTACAGACAAGATTTTCAGATTTTTGGCTATTGGGCATGACAGCTAAGAAAAAATCAGCCAAAAAGAAAGCGGCGAAGCCGAAGATCACGGCCGCCCACCGGCAGAAGCTTTTTCCCAAGAAGTATGTGGAATGCATGTTCAACGGCGCCCGGGCGGCGGAGGCCTGCGGATACAGCAAGAAAACCTCCCGGCAGGCAGCGACGCGGCTTTTGGCGGACGTTGAGATCAGGGCCGCGGTAAACCGGGAGGTAGAGGCCCTAGCTGGCAAAATTGAGGCCACTGAGCTGCAAATCATTTGCGAAATGATGAAGCTTGCATTCTCTGATATCGGGGATTATGTCGATATCGGACCGGAAGGCATAAGAATCAGGAGTATGAAGGATCTCGACACGTCGGTCATTCAGGACGTATCTGAGACCTACAATATGCGGACAGGGAACAGAATCATCCGTTTTCGCATGCACAGCAAAGACAAGGCTCTGGAAATGCTCGGGAAAGTGAAGGCCATGTTTACCGAAAATATCAAGGATGTCACGCCGACGCAGGGCCCGGACCTTTCCGGCCTGAGCCGGGGGCAGCTCATGAAAATCCGCAACCTGCAGCAAGAGATTTTGGGCATCATCGGGAAGGACAATGACGAAACTAATTCTTAGCCTGGTTATGATCGCCAATTTACTGAATATCGATGTTGACGCGGAACTGGCCCGGCGCTCGCTCCTCGATTTCATGCAGTACACATGGTACAAAAGCGAGCCGTTCATTATCGGGCGACATACCGAAGATATCTGTAATCGCATCGATGCGGCGATCGAGAGATTCGCCCAGGGAAAAAGCTCTTTCCTGATTATCACCATGCCGCCGCGGCACGGGAAAAGTGAGATCGTCTCCCGCATGCTGCCGGCCTATTTCCTCGGTCGGTACCCGGATTATGAGGTGTTTCTCACCTCTTACAGCGCCGATCTGCTCCGGAAGTTCAGCTATGACACCCGGGGGAAAATCATGCCCAGCAAGGCCTATAACAGGCTTTGGCCTCAGATTCAGCTTTCGAAGAATAAATCGGATATTCGAGATTGGGCGATCGAATCGAAGAATCCGGACGAGACATATTCCGGCCATGTGCAATACGCGGGCCTGACTGGGGGTATCTCCGGCAGCGGGTATCATCTTGGCATTCTTGATGACTATCTGAAAAACCGTGAAGACGCGGAAAGCGACGTCATTCGGAATAAGCTATGGGAGGAATTCACAAACAGCTTCTTTACTCGCCGCGCGCCGGTCTCCATCACCATTGTCCTGGCTACACGCTGGCACACGGACGATATTATCGGTCGATTGCTGAAAAACAAAACCAAATTCGAACAGGAATTTGAAATCGATCTAATCAACTACCCGGCCAAAAGCCGTGACTATGAAGAGGGCTATTTGTTTCCGGAACGATTTTCGCCCGAGTACTACGAAGGTGAGTATATCATACTCGGAAGCTACGCGGCCGCCGCTCTCTTGGATTGCAATCCGGTGGTCAAGGGCGGGAACCGCTTCCGCATCGGCAATGCGAAGATTATTTCAGAGGGCCGTTTGCCAGAGGGCCTGAAGTGGATCCGTGCCTGGGATTTGGCGTCCTCGAAAAAGGAGCGCAGTAGCGACGATCCTGACTACACGGCCGGCGTCCTCATGGCGGTCGAGAAGATCGAACAGAAAACACATTCTATTCCTCGGTATAAACTCTATATCCGCGATATGGTCCGAATACAGCAGGAAGCACCTGAGCGCAACCGGTTGATCGTCAGGACCGCTGAAAGGGACGGTCAATCGGTGCGATTGGCGATCGAATCGGTGGCCGGTTACAAGGACGCCTATAACACGCTCCGGGAAATGATGAAGGGCGTCCGGGTGGTCCACAAGGTAACGACCACGAGTGACAAAGAAGTCCGCGCGGCGCCGCTTGAACCGCTTTTCGAGGCCGGCGACGTCTACCTAGTCCGCGGGGCATGGAATCGAGAATTTATCCGTGAATTTGCGCAGTTTCCCGGTGGTGCCCACGACGACCAGGTCGATGCGGTCAGTACCGGATGGCATCAATTGACGAAAAAGGCAATCGTGTATTAGGGAGGGAAATATGCCCGAATTTACTCAACTCTTTCTGGATGAAATCCTTGCAAAATACAAGGATACGGCGGAAGTCGAACGGAAGCAGGCAATCGAAGAGCGCATGTATTTCTATGACGACAATTTCGGGAATTACATTCAGCAGGAACTCAAGAACCTGTTCGTCAAGGAAAACTATAACGCCCTGAAGCTGCAGATCGACGACTCGATCAATATTGTCGAGTTTATCGTGAATGAGGTCAGTAAGGTCTATTTCATGGACCCGAAAAGGACCGTCGCCGACGGCAGTCAGGAGCGCTTCGACGAAATCGTGAAGCATGCCCAGTACAACCTGAAGTTGGACAAGGCCAATAAGATCTCGAACTGCTGCAATGAATCCTGCGTTCTCATCATGCCGCGGAACGATTCAATCGAGCTCGATGTGGTGGCGCCTGACGTGCTGACGGTCGTCCAGGATAAAAAGGATCCGACCAAAGCTTGGGCGATCATCTACGAAGTGAACTTCGTCGACACCCAGACTTCACCGGTGACGCAGGCATCGGCTGACGATCGGTATTTTGTTTACTGGGGAAAGGATGGGAAGCATTTCCGCTTCGATAAGAATTTCGGGATCATCAAGGATCCCGACAACAAGGAAGGCGTCAATCCCTACATGGACGAAAAGGGCGAGTATATTCTGCCGATCGTGTTTTTCCACAAGGAGATGAATGAAAACTCGATCTGGAACTCTACGGCCGGGAATAAGATGTTTTCGGCCCAGAAGCAGGTTTCCGTCCTTAGCACCCTTTTCAACTACTACTGCAAATGGCAGTCTTTCAAGCAGATTTATGTCACCGGTAACTACGATCTTGAGAAATCGAAAGAACAAATCTTGGATCCGGCCGAGTTGTTCCAGATTGTTGGTACCGATATTGAAATCGGCACCCTCGATCTGCAGGCGAATCTGGACGCCTTCAACAAAGTCGTGGACAGCAAGATTGAGCGCGCCCTGAATCAAGAGGGCCTGGCCCTCGAGCAGTTCAAGCGGACCGGCGACGCGGCCAGTGGATATTCGATCAAAGTGAAAAAGGAGCCGTTGATTGAGCGCCGCAACCAGCAGATCAAGTTCTATCGGGATTATGAGGCGGAACTGTACAAAAAGGTGGCAATCGTCAATAACGCAGCATATCCGAAAAAGAAAATGGATCCCAAGAAGTTCTCTATCGATTTTACTCCCATGCAAATCGAAGAAACCGTGGAAGAACAGGTTAAAAAGAAAACATGGGAGTTTACGAATAATATGTCAACACCGATCGATTACATGATGGAAAAATACGGATTGACCGAGAAAGAGGCTAGAAAAAAATACGAAGAAAACAAGCAGTTCTTTCAGCAGCAGAACGGCCGGGTCGAGCAGGCCAGGGCCGACCTCGAGGGAGCGCTGAGTGGGGAAGCTTGATGAGCTCGAGCGGGTCCACCGCAACGGGATCCGAATCGTAGACAACCACCAGGCCGCTTTTCTAAAGCGCCTGGAGGGCCTTTATGACGACATCGAGCGGGATTTGATCCGGCTCCTGGATGATTACGTGGCCACCGGGAAGACGAAAAAGGTCAACATCGAATTCGCCCTAGAAGCCAAAAACAACCTGAATCAGATTTTCGTGGACAGCGGGTATTATGACGCCGTGGGCGATTATCTGAACGGGTACAAGGAGATCATCGACAACATCAAGAAGCAGTACGGGATTTTCGACTACAAGCTGAAATTCGACGACGTGACCCGGGAATCTATTATCCAGTTGCAGCAGTTCGATCTGGATTTTTTCTACCAGCTGGCCGACGAGGCCATGGACTCGGTTTACAAGGGTCTGTACCGTAACACGTTGACGGAACTGAGTTTTTCGGAAACCGTGGACGAAATCCGAAACGCCTTGGACGGTACCAGGCTGGAAAAATACGCCTACACCTATGCCAATGACGCCATAATGCGTTTTAACCGTACCGTGAATAATGTGGTGGCCGAAAAGACCGGGTGGGACCATTATTACTACGCCGGGCCGAGCGACGGCAAGACGCGGCCGTTCTGCACGGTGCACGTCTTCCAGGTCCTCACCAAATCAGAGATTCTGAAACTGGACAACGGCCAGACCGGTAACGTCTTTACCGACGGCGGTGGTTACAACTGCCGGCACGGGTGGATCGCGGTACCGCCTGGTTTCAAGGGGAAGAAAGAGGCATGAAGCTCGTAATCTCGCACGATTTTAAAAATGGGGACCTACGAGATCCCGAGGTCCTTCTCTCCCGGATCGCTTCGTACCAGATCGCAGCCATCCGCCGGCGGACTCAGGAAATGAGCGTCGACGCCGACGAGCGGCCATTCAAACCGTACAGCAGGAAGTACTTGCGGCGCCGGCAGAAAAACCAGCTATCCAGCAAGGTGAACCTGACCGTCACCGGCCGCATGATGCAATCCCTCCGGGTAATCCGGCGGACCGCTACGATGATGGAAATTGGCTTGACCGGCGAGGCCGCCCGGATCGCGGGGTATCACATCGACACGAAAAACCCGAACCGGCTGCGGGATTTCATGGGTTTCTCCCGGACCGATGAGCGGGAGATTGACAAAATCATCGATCAGTGGGTGGAGGAAGAGCTGCAGCGGAAGCTTTAAGGAGTATTGACATTTATCACGGATTAAATATATTTTAAGTATAACAGTTCTTATTTAAATTTTTACTGACCCGGAGTACCTTCACACAAAGGCCCAGGCAGGAAGCATCGTTCCCGAACGGTGTTTTTTATCTGGGCCTTTTTTTTGTGCTCCAACACGAGGAGGAGTAAAGGAAAAATGCGTAAATTTTTAAAGCGGCTGATACGAAAGTTCAGCCCCGACAACGGCGCGTTGGATGGTGGCGCCAGTGCTCCGCCGGATGGCGGTTCTCCTGACACCCGGACGGGTGATGGAGGTACGGGCGGTTCACAGCCGCAGCAACCACAGCAGCCGCCAGAGGGAAGGACTTACGCTGCTGACGAATTCCAGGAAGTAGTGAAACAGCGGGACGAAGCCAAAAAAAAAGCCCGTGACCTGGAGGCGCAGCAGCAGGAGCAGGAGCGTCAGAAACTTGAAAACCAGAAGGAATTCGAGAACCTGTATCAGAAGGAAAAGGACCGCGCTGAAAAGCTTCAAACTGAGTTGGATGACTCTAAAAAGACAAGAGAACGGGACCGGAAGGTCTACGAGCTGGGTCTGGAAGCCAAAGCGCAGGGAATCGCCGATGTCCGCGATGCTGAAGCCCTGATCGACCTGGAAACCATTACGGTCCAGGACGGCAAGGTGATGGGCGTCAAGGAAGCGGTCGAAAAGCTCAAGACGGATAAACCGTATCTTTTCGGCCAGAAGCCGGTGGGTACCGATAGCAGCCGGCCGCGACCGCCTGACGTGACGACTCGTGAAGAAATCCTGAAAAGCCCAATGAAGCTGCAAAAGCTGAAAGACGAAAACCCGGCCGAATACGATCGAATTGTACACGGCGGGTAAAAGTCATTTCCTTGGGAGGGAAATTTTATGAGTATTGCAAATATTATTAACCCGGAAGTACTCGGAGCACTGGTTCACCTTCGCCTTCCGAACCTGCTGCCGAATGTTCCCGGCCTGGACACCACGTCCGAATTCGCGGTCGGTACCCCTGGTACCTCGTGGGAAATCCCCACCACAGGCGCGCTTCAGGATCTGGTCCGTGACGGTGAAGGGGTGACCCTTACGCCCCAGGGCCTTTCTCAGGGCCGCTATAAGATGGTCGTCCAGCGTGCCGGCCAGGCGTACAAAGTGCCCGACATCGACGAGATGGTGGCCAAGTACAGCCCGCGGCGTAACCTGACCGACGAGATCACCGACAAGATCACGAACGAATACGCGGACAACATTGCCGGTAAAGTTGCCGAGTATATGTTGGCCCGCCGGTTTGATGTGATTGAAGGGGCTATCCCCACCGCGAACCGGCAAGACGCCACCGACGGCACCTTGGAGGCCTCCGACGTCCGGGCCGCTCGTTACAAGCTCGGTGACAAGCACGTGAAGCTGAAGTTCATGCTTTGCACCTCCAAGGTACAGAAGGACCTGGAAGTCGCTGGCGCCATTTCTTTTCAGCCAATGTCGCAGGTCCTGCCGCTGTACGGTACGCAGGTCAACCAGCTGGGCGCTGCCCAGGGCCAGAACCTGGTTCCCACCGTTGCCGGCATGATTCTGATCGTCACCGATGCGATCGCCGCATCAGGTTCGTCTCCGACGCTGTATCCGACGTACCTGCTTAGCGAGAAGGCCATGGGCCTGTTCTACCAGCGCATGCTGACCATCGAATACGATCGCGAATCCCTGATCGACGGCGGATATGACATCGTCATCCCGCGCCTCGATTTCGTCATGTGCCTGCACGGCGTTTCCTATTCGGAAGGCAGCGACCCGCAGTCCTATACTTCAGCCGCTCTGAAAAATACCTCGAATTACACGCTGAAGTTCGACCAGAAGGACATCGGGGCCGTTCGCATCGAGAGCCAGTAAGCCATGACGCACCAGGAGATGCTGCAGGCCGAATCTGAAGCGGTGTACTTCAAGAAGTACATCGACAACATTCAGATCGTCCCGACCACCGCCCTCGTCGCTATCTACAACAGCGCGGGAGAGGTGCTCGTGGATGAAACGGCCTGTACTATCTCCGCAGACGGGACAATGTCCTACACACTGGCGGAGGAAGACACGGCGAATCTTGGGGAAAACTATCGGGCCCGTTTTGATTACGAGTACGATAGCGAATCCTATACGAGCGTCGTTTACTTCGATATTGTCAAGAAACGGTTGGAATCGATCATCACAGATGACGACCTGATCGACGAGCATTCAATGCTCAATCGGTACGGGTACCGGGAAACCGGCGAGGTCGTCACGTCCGGCGGCGTGAATCAAATTATCGATAACAAATCCTTCAAGAAGGAAGACAACTATTTCCGCGGCGGATTCATTTCTTTTCTGTCCGGGAATAATAAGGGATTCAACTCGATCGTCACGTCGTTTACGGCGTCCACCGGCCGTTTCACTCTGGAAAAAAGCGCGACGGCGGCTTTTGCCGCAGGTGACAAATTCTGCGTCAGCAAGTCGTATACCACCGAAATTCGCCGGGCTTTTGAAAAGATCAAAGACTATATCCGCAGCCAGGGAAATCGTCCCGCTCTCGTAATTGACGACACTGACATTCGCGAGCTGCATATCGTTTGGTCCCTCATGCTGATTCTTCTCGGCATGGGCGACGACAAGCGAGATGAGTACGAGGAGTACAAATCGGAGCGCGATCGGTTGATGGCGTCTCTCGTTCTGAAATACGACACCAATGAGGACGGCGTGATTCAGGAAGACGAAGCCCCGGTCAACTTTGGAACAGTGAGGCTGAGACGATGATGGATGAAGTCGTTCAGAAGCTCGAAGCCAATGGCTACAAGTTCGAGCCTGATGTCAATGACGTGGAAAAGATTCCGGACACCGTCCGTTCGAAATCCTTTTTCATTTCGGACATCACCATCAATCCGAAGCAATCGGCCTATTTCGCGCTCCGGAATACTTCCAAGGTGAAACCCACCGTAACGGCTCTTCAGCTGAATTTCGTCGACCTGAAAAAGTCGACGACGATCGGGGAGTACATCAAGGATTGCCGGACAAAGCTGCTTTCGGCGATCGATCTTGACGCTGTGAATTATCCCTCGGTAAAGCTGGTCGAGGTGGCCGGCAGCCGGGTGCTCCCGAATAATCAGTATTACGTGTATGCCGTTAATGTTCAGTATACGGAGATGTGACAGTGATTTTACAGTATCTCAATACCGCCCCGATGACCGTCATGGACGGCACGACTGAGCATCTTTTCAAGAATGAGAACTACAAGATCATTCCTGATGAGATCTCTTTGGATGCGGCCCGGTTCATGCAGCACAAAAAGCCGTTGTCGTTCAAGATCATCGATTCTGTAAAGAAGAAAGGGGAGATCAGCCGGGAACAGGCCGAGAATATCGAGCCGGATTTCACTCTCGTCGGCGATGAGTTCAAAGACGAGCTTGGCGGGAATCCGGATCCGGTCAGCACGGCCGCGGCCACCGGCTCCCGCCGGCGCGGCCGACGGTCTTCCCGGAGAGGGCGGCGCAACACGAACCCACAGGAGGATTAAAACATGGGTCTTTCAGGAATTCAAGCGAGCACCAACAGTCTGGCGCTGACCGGACTGGTGATGTATATCGACGATGACGTCAACGCATCGGCAACGATCTCGGGTGAAACGCTGCAGTTCTCGGCGGAATTTGCCCAGCTGTTTGCCGGTAAGGGCGTCAAGGTTCTGACGGCGGAGCACCTGCGCCAGTTCGGCATTGCCATGCAGTGCAACGTGCATGAAATCACCCCCCAAGCAATGCAGATCATCTACGGCGGGGATGTCGAGCTGCGAAGCGGATCCACCCGGCTCAATTTCAAGCAGAAAATGACGCCGGCCGGTAACCATAACTTTACCTTCAAAGGTGAACTGGTGGACGGCCGCGAAGTCACGATCTACTTGAACAACGCCAAAAACACCAATTACGGTGACGTGGCGTTCGACGGCCAGGATTTTTCGGCTGTTCCCTGCATCTTCAAGCCGTACCCCGAAACTGTCGGCGACAATGACGAGGTCATGGCATACATCGACGTGGCCGACGCCGCGTAACGGACAGGGCGGGTGGATGCCTGCCCTTGTTTAACCAGATAGTATTGGCTATCCTGTCGATTTTTTCAGCGTCGTCATTAAGGGCCTCTGCTAAATTATCGGCGGATTTAGGAAAAATGTAATGAAAATCGCCAAACTGCCAGACGATTACAAACTTGAGGACGTTGATATTTTCAACTTCAAGGGCGTCCATATGCCGCTCATGGACGGCTCGTACGCGTTCATCGGCCAGCTTTCGGCCTATAACTGGTTTTATGTCTACCTGCCCGGGATGCAGAGCTTTTTCAAGTATTGCAAGCTCATTATCCCGGACCTGACGCTCCTGGAGGACCTGAAGGACGCTGGCAAAGTGCAGCTGTTCCACGAGACCTTCACGGAGCTGCTGCGCAGTCACAAGATGCGGCTTTTCTATATCAAGCTGCTCCGCAAGCTCGGCGTATTCAAAGGTAGCTTGGCGAAATTCCAGAAGCGAATATCTGAGGTCCAGTTGCCCGAGATTTTTGTGCTCTTGTACAAGTTTAATTCGGACGGGTTAAAAAAAAAATTGATCTCCCTCGCGGAAATGGTGTTTACCGAAACACCTTCGAGCTCGGGGATTTCATCCTTGAATGCGAGCGCCATGGGTGGATTGAGAAACAAGCTGATGATCGTCGACAAGATCGACGCCCCGGCGCGGTCAATGAACTGAAGCGGCTGAAGCATTCGTATTTGCAGATCAATACGCTCCTCTACCGAAAGGCGGAGGCGGATTACATTGAATCGATGAACGCAAAGCACGCGATGGAAAACGGCGGCCACAAAGGCAAGCTGAGCGATTTGCGGAACGAGATTTTGAAGCGCAGAAACGATGCCAATCAATAAGAAAATTAACGTTCGAGTCGATTGGGATGGGTCAGACGCCACCCGTGGCCAGCGGCAACTTGCGCAGGAAAACACTTCGCTCATTGCGAAGATGAAGTCCAATTGGATCGGGCTGACTGCCGCGATCGGCGGTACTATCCTTGCGGTAAAAAAATCTCTCACTGTATACGCTGAACAGGAGAAAGCGGAACGGCTTCTCGCTAAAACTTTCGAAAAGTTTTCCAAGAACTCGAAAGAGCTCACCAAAGATTTCAGGGAGTTCGCTTCCGCACAGCAGCAGGTCACGAAGTTTGGTGACGAAGTCACGTTGGTCGCGGCTTCTCAATTATCGGCCCTGACCGGCCTGACCGGTGATGGGCTGAAAAAAGCCACTGTCGCTGCACAAGACCTGGCATCCGCTCTCGGCATCGACCTGAAAACAGCAGCACAGCTGCTCGGTAAAACAATCGGGTCGGGTACTGATGCACTCTCTCGATATATCGGAAAATCTGGTCTTGAGGGCATCACCGACAAGGGTGTCCGTGCCGAGAAAGTTATAGCAAATCTCAACGCAAAGTTTGGCGGGTTCGCGAAAGAAGAGGGCAAAAGCGCAGTCGGTCAACTGGCAAATATCAGCAATGCCCTCGGTGATGTCCAGGAAAAAATCGGTGAGGCTCTCCTTCCGGTTCTGGCCCCGTTCCTGCGGGGCGTGGCCAAGCTTGCCGTCGCATTCCAGCAGCTTTCCCCTGCAATTCGTGGGGCGCTCGTTACCATCGGTCTTCTTGTCCCAGCAGCGATCGCCTTAAATGCTGCACTCGGTCCTATTGGTCTGGCTTTTGTCGCTATCGGTGCGGCGACCGCCGGTCTCGTTGTCGCTTACCAAAAGCTCGATGAGATCATGGGCTTAAGCAATGAAAAATTCGAAAAGTTCCAGGAAAATCTTGAAAAGTCGTTTGGTCCCCTCGGGAAGCTGGCCAGTCAGCTTTTGGCGGCAGCTCGTGCTGCCGATAAGGCGCAGAAGGCGCAAAAGAAATATAACGACGAGCTGAAAAGAACGGCCGAGGCGGATGTAAGCAGGAATATTGTCAAAGGGACATTTTTTGCAATATCTCAAAACGACAAGCTTATAAAGGTTTTACAAAAGCTGATCCGGGTTCGCAGATCAAATGCCGATGTTTTGCGTTCTTTTACGCGTGAGGAAGAAAAACTGCTTGCGCGATATCACGGACAACTCACAACGATTCCTCAGATAAGAGCAGAAATCAGACGGCTAAGGGGGGAAAACAGTCAATTAGGGAATCAATACAAAAGGCAGCGCAAGGAGCTCGAAAAAACTCCTGTAACCCCTGATCCTAAAAAAGCAGCTAAAGCAGAACGGGATCGGTTTGACTTTATTATTTCTGTTCGCAAACAGGAACTGGCCGAAATAGAGGCACAGGTTAAAAAGATTGAAGTTGTCGACGAAAAAAGCGGCAGAAAGCGTATAGAGCTGGAAAGGAAAGCCTCCTTAAAACGATCTGAAATAATTCAACTTGATGCGCAAAAAGTTTTAGCAAATGACAAAATTTCGGCTACAAAACGCGAACAGATAGCAGTTGAAACACAGACAAAAATTCAGAAAGAACTTGACAAGCGTGCCGATAGGATAGCGCGGGTTAATGCAAAAATTGCTGAAAGTGACAAAAAGACATCGGATAATGCTGTTCAGGCTTGGCAGACGGCCTATGGGCAAATTTCAGATCGTCTCGGACAGCTTAACAGTATAGTTAACCAATCTCATCAGGCTAATCTGGCCAACATCGAGCGCGAGAAAAAGGCGCGCCTTGACGCGATCGACGCCACCAATCGTGCCCAAGAGAAATATGATGCCTACATACGGAAACTTGATGCCGAGAGTTTTGATCGTCGACAGCAGGAAGCAGAGAAATCCTATAACGAACAGAAGGAAAAACTGGATCAGGAACTCGCGGATCTGCAAGAACGACTCGCGGCCGAAACAGATGCCGAACAGCAGAAAGAACTTGAAAAACAGATCGCCGAAAACGAAACCGAGCGGATTAAAAACGAGAATTGGAAAAAAGATCAAGAACGTCAATTAAAAGAAGAAAAAGAGAAAAAAGAGCTTGCCGAAGCGGCCAAGAAACGTGAAAAGGAAATCGCCGACCAAAAAGAGAAGGTTGAGAAGGAATATCGCAAAAAGGTTGCCGAGTATGAACGAAAAACGGCCATCTATAACAAAGCATCGTCGATCGCAAAAGCCGTTATGGATGCCGCGAATGCAATTATCGCGGCACTTACTATTCCGCCTCCGTTTGGCCAGATAGCTGCGGCTGTTGTTGGTGGTTTGACCGCGGTTCAGATCGGCGTTATTTCCAGTCAACCCCTACCCGAAGTCCCATCATTCCGGCAGGGTGGTCGTATTTTAGGACCAGGTCATGATCGTGGCGGCGTAAATATCAACGCCGAAGGCGGCGAGTACGTCATGCCCAAGGAAGCGACGCTTCGCTATTTTCCACTCTTGGAAGAAATGCGCGCCATGCGTTATGCAACACGGCAGAACAATATCAACAATTATCGGACGTCAAATAGGACGCAAACAAATTACAACACTTATAATATTACAATTGAAAGTGTGACGGACTTTGATGATTTTCAGGAGCAAATGACGGCATGGCAGCGTCAGAACGGTATTATAGCGACGGAGGCGTAGTCATAATTCTTTTTACGAAGAAAAGCGTCTTTTTCATGAATTCCCCCAATATGCGGAATATAAGCACCGGCGGGGGATTTGTCAAGGAGCTTGTCCGGTAAATGGCCTACACCTTCACAGACGGTACAAACACCTTCACAGGCCAGGCGATTGACGTCCAGTCTTCGCCGATCTGGAACGCCAGCGTCGATATCACTATCGGCGGCCGGCCGGTCAGCACCGCAGACACGCAGCGGCTTGAAATTATCGCGGTGGTGACCGTCACTGAAGACGAATTGCTAGAACTGAACGAAGTGATCGAGAATTTCGGCGAGGAACTCACATTCACGCCACCGTATGCCCTGTACGGGAAAAGCACAGTCGAGGACATAACCGTCGTATTCAAGAAAGAACCTGAATTGGTGGACCAAGGCCTAAACGAGGACGGAGAAACAGTCTATTACCTGAAATTGGAGATGGAGGAAGTCAAGATCACGTGAGGACGGCGAGCAGTACAGCCATTGAACAGGAACTTTACGAGAAGTTCAACAGCTCCCGGTGGAAACCGGTCGTCAAGCTGCAACGCCAAGACGGTAACGGTGCGTGGCAGAATATCGACCACGTCAAATCGTTTTTCTTCGGCCGCGACTCCATGGATGATAAAGTCGGGACCTTCAACGCTCTACCGGCCATTAAAAAGATGTCTTTCGCCCTGACCAACGAGAACGGGGCCTATTCCCCCAACAGTTTCGGGGAATTTGCCGACATCCTCGTGGAAGACTTACCGATCCGCATATCAGTGGGATACAAGCTCCGAGAAGCGAAGTTGTATACCCGGGCAATCGCTGAAAGCTCATATGTCCTGGCCTTTCACACCCAGGTCGTCAACGAAAAAATCTACAACAGTGCTCCCCGCAATGACGACTACCTATCCCTGCCTGGAATCACCGACGATTGGCTTTTTTTTGACCAGGGATTCTACGACGCCGGGGTGTACCAGAGCGAAGGTTATTATCTCAGTTCCATACAGGATTTCGGACTTACCGGTATTCACAAGCTGCAAAAGCTAAAAATGACCTGCGATACCGACAGAATCACGGTCTATTACCGCAGCAGCAATCATGAATTAAAGCTCGAAAATAACGATGTCAGCTTCACATACCTAGGCCAGACAGCCAACGGCGCCAATGAGTTTACACTCCCGGACATCAATGACCGGTACTTTCAGTTCGTCCTCGTCTTCTCGATATGCACTTGGTATTCCGGGGTCGATGAAAATTACGCCAGCGCCATCGAAATCGATTACGTCGAAAATGCAGAATTTTTCGACCAGGGAAAATTCCTGATCGATAACGTCGATTTCGGCTCTGCCAATAAATCAAAAACCGTAACTGTTTCCTGCAGGGACACCATGAAAAAGGCCCTGGAAACAAAAGTCAGCACGCCGGATTATACCGATGCCGATGTAGCCACGATCCTGCAGGACGTGGCCAAACGCGCCGGCATCGAGCATAACGACGGGGTCACCGAATTTATCCCAGCTACCGGCTATACCGTCACCATTCCAGGATACACCGATAAAAAAGCGATCGATATTTTCAAGGATGCCATGGAATATCTCACCGGCAAAAGCTTGAAATGGCGACTTTTTATCAATGATGACAATTATCTTCAGTTAGAAAGCATTGAAATCAGCACAGACGGCCTTGATTTTGCGCTGAACTACCTGGAACACCTCAAGAATTTTTCGAAATCGTTACGCACCGACCAGCTTTTACAGCGAGTGACGGTCCTTTCCGAGGAAGGCACGGTAGATGCCGAGGTTGAACTGGCGGACCAAGACTATACGACCACCGGTCAAAAAACGCTTTCCTGGTCCGGGGCGGCCGTTTACAAGCGTCATGAATTCACAGTGACTAGCGGGTCCGTCACGATCGACGAATACAACAACGAAAATATTAAATTCACGATTTCTGGAACCAGCCCACAGATCAACGTCAAGGTATATGGTGATAAATTTACGACATACACCGGGTACGCCGGAGAGGCGACAAACGACGATAATATGGCCTATAAAAAAGGCTTTACGCATAAAGTTATCAATCCTTTCGTCCAGTCTGACGCCGAAGCAAAGGCCATTGCCGAAAATCTGATTTCCCGCTTCGGCACCCGGAAATGGCAGGCCACAGTCAGCCAGAATCTTTTTCCACCGCTTCAGCTCAATGACCGCATTATCCTAATCGAGGAAAACACGAAGACCTATAACCTGTTTTTGATCGAAAAAATATCGGGGAAGTTTACGGCGAAAGGGGCAAAGCTGACACAGTCGATCACCCTGAAGGATTTGGGGGCGACCCTCGATCATCTGAATTGGGACCGTAACAACATTGTTAACGGCGGGACCAACGAGGGTGACGATGATATCGACAGGGATCTTCTCTTCTGGGATATGGATTTGTGGAATTATGACGAGGACACTGTTACGAATGTAGATGACTATCGACCTGTGAGGGCATCATGAGCAAAACAAACGTACCGAAACCACTGTTTAAAAGCAAGTTACGTTCTCTTGTCCCGAGGACGGCGTTGACCGAACTGGAAAATGCCGGAAACAATCGACAGGACCAGATAGACGAAATGCTGACCCCGCCTGCCGGCAACGAGGTCACGAATGCCCGTGATTACGCTTCCGTGCTCCGTGACCGATTGCGATATGCCGGCAAGGCCCAGGGAAATGTTGTTATTACCGGGCTTGAAGTGTCGGCCAGCTCTCCGGCTGCCATGACAGTCGATTATTCTTCTGGGTATGCGGTGGTTGACGGCGTCCTATGCAGCGTGACCGGCGGGACCAGCGGCACATTGACCGCACCGACGAATAAGCGATGGGCGGTTGTGGTCCTCAATTCGGATAATTCTATCAGCATTGAATTGGGCAACGACAGTAATGATCGGGTGCTGCCGTCCATTGCCAGTTCACAGCGGCCTTTAGCCCTTATTGATTTGCAGAGCACCACAACAGAAATCACCGATTCCGAAATCACAGATATTAGCGAACAGGGATGCTACGTTGACGGGCATTGGTACTTTTCGATTCAGGACGCTATCGGCTATGTGAACGATCGGGATAATTACATTGATGCCGGTCGTATCACGATTAATAAAGGACTGTATTTCGAATCTGTTGATTTATCAGGTTTAAATAAAATTTGGCTTGACTTCCAGCCTGGTGCCATCCTTTACCGTGTTGACGATTCAAGCTACTGCATCAAATCGATCAATACGGTCAGCAACGAGACAACCGGCATCAAAATTACCGGCGCCGATCTTCGAGGAAACGGCAAGGCCGGGGTCATTGAGTTGCTTAAATTCGATTACACCGACGAGTTTAAAATCATTGGCTGCCGGTTTGATGGGAACGATTCCAGTACAGCCATATATAAAAACTGGGTGATTGATCATGGTGACAATTTCGTACTAGACCAAAATTGGAATCTTGATAATTCCGGCAACCAGGACTATTCGACAACCAATATTGACAACTCGACAAATTACATTGAAGACGGCTATCAGAAAAGTGATGTGAAATTTGTCGGCACGACATCGCAAAAAGCTGTATCGTTGAAATATGGCTGGTCCGAATTGACTGCCATGGATGATAGATTTTTACGCGTTGATAAAGATGCCGCAGGTGGTACCGGAGGTACCGGGGACGGTAGCCATAACCACCAATGGCTTAAGACTTATTCCGGTGGATACAATACCGAAACCTGGCAAGCCGATGGGACGACAAAGCAAAATCCTCTTGAGTTAACCTCAGCCGGATTAACAAATTACACGCTGGTCGGCCGAGGCGGTTACGATCAAGACCTTTACACAAAAAAAGAAAATGGACCGGCGTATTATACTCTCATAGCCCTAATCCACAGATAGGAGCACCACAATGGCAGACACATGGAATGATTTACCAGAACGAGTCGCGAACGTCGATCCGAACGCAGCAGCCGATATCAATGCACTGATGGCAAATCACCGCCTCTTGAAAGGCGGCGATCCGGGCACTGCACCGACGACGACGTTGGAGGCATTAAAAGCACTGGTAGACTCGATATCGACGACCCAAATATGGTCTACAAACCTTTCGCCCATCCACATCAAAGAGGACACGGAGTCAAGCGAGTATGACAATCAAATGGCGTTCGGCCATATTTCTTTCGGGTTTAAACAGGGATTTGACACGCTGGATTACAGCAATTTTTTTCTTCATAACGTCGACACCGTTCTTGTCCCTGCTGATAGCCATGAGATAGAGTATACGGGGACATGGAGCAATTTAGATCACCCAAGCCATAAGTTTGGTAGATCTAAGGCATCATCTACAAGTGGTGATACCGCAATTTTAAAATTTTCAGGAGTTTCGTGCGCCGTTGCAATGTATACATTAAGTACAGTTCAATATTTTGATGTAGAATTGTCAAGCGATGGTGGAAGTACTTGGAGAAATAAAAAAACATTAACTGCGGATGTTGGAGCAAATTATTATAATGTATTATTTGAATTATATGGTGGTCTTACGTATGGAGATTATCAAGTAAGGATTACTGTTGGTAATACTGGTGATAGTATCGTAATCGCTTATTTCTCCTACACCACCTACATGGTGCAAAAACCCACTACACAATATGCTCTCACAAGCGGTGGGGCGACTGACCTTGACGATTGTCCTCCTTTTACTTCTCTTTTAAACGGAACTTGGGGAACAATAAACGAACAAGGAACATTTGCGTGGAACAGCACACGGCATTATGCCGGAAACGACACAAACACAAGAGATATATCTTTCCGTTTTTACGGATCAAAATGCTACG